ATCAAGTTATCCGAGTTAAAGATGGTGTTATGTGTACTAACACTTAACCGTTCACTTCGTTCACTCTCGCGCTCCGCGCTCACAGGTGGTATTTAATAGATTACCGGTAATGAGGAGACTGAGAGAGCATAGTACCCCCAAGACTCGGTATTGCTACCTATCTTGGGAGTGTACTATGGCTAGGAGTGATTACCGTATAAAGGATCGTCATCGCTTCGCAAAACATGATCTCTGCCCATAGCTACCCGTTCAGCCTAGCATTCTCTCTATCGCGGAGACGATCATGTAGTACTGGATGGCTCTTGGACGCCACCCATTTTTAATCCAACCCCAGAGGGATAGTTGGAACTATGTCTTCGTCCGTGCATCCATTTTCAGGTTCAGCAGGGAGTACGCGGCTGATCTATGTTGACCAGCAAAGAAAAAATGCCATACTCCAACCAAGATGTCAACAATCGAGACGCAAAAAAACGCATTAATTGAAAAGATTTTAAAGCTGCCGTTGTCTGATCATCCCATCATTCCAGCGCCGTCTGCTGACGAAAGGGCGCTAATGATGCACAACATTGGCCCAGAGGAAACCATGCGGCTACTCTTAAAAAGAGAGCAAAGGGTGAGGGCGGAGGGCACAGACCCATTTAGATATGGGGTTGAGTTTGATTCTTGGAAGGATGGAGACGGGTTACTTGATAAGTTTAGTGAACTTGTAATTCTTGGAGGCAACCGAGCATCTAAAACAGAATATGCCGCAAAGCGATGCGTTCAGGCTTTTGTGGGGGCAGATATGGATTTGCCAGATTGGCTAAAAGAAAGATGCCAGAAGCGTGGGTTGAACATCTGGTGCCTACATACCACCAACATGACAAGTGTTGCGGTTCAACAGAAAGCGTTTTACAAATATCTTCCCTCTGAACTTAAGGCCGCAAAACGAAGTAATCAATGTGCGCTAAGTTGGACTCAGAAGAATGGGTTTACAGATAACACTGCTGTATATCAGGGTAATCAAGTTTGGTTTCTTAACTACAGTCAGGATATTAAAGTTATTGAAGGGGGAGAAGTTGACATCGTTTGGTGCGATGAACTTGTTCCTTCAGATTGGCTGGAAACGCTCAAGTACCGTCTTGTCACAAGAAATGGAAAGTTGCTTGTAACTTTTACTCCTATTCAAGGGTATACCCAAGTTGTTAAGGAATACATTACATCAAGTAAAATTAAAACTTGGAAAGAATCCGAACTTCTTCCTCATATTAATGTATTAAATGTTCCTGAGGGAAATATGCCATATACAGCAGAAGATGCTTATGGCAGACATTCCTGTATTTGGTTTCATTCAAAATTGAATCCCTACAATAACTGGGAACGAATGAAGCAGCAGCTCAAGGGAAGATCGTCCCATGAGATTAAGATCCGAGCTTATGGCTGGGCTGACAAAACTGCTGGTAGTCAGTTTCCTTTCTTTGATGACTACAACATATTTACGGAACCTGTAACTAGTGTCGTTAAATCTGGAACCAATTACATGGTGGTAGATCCGGCTGGAGCACGAAACTGGTTTATGCTTTGGGCTAGAGTAGATGAGGATGGAGTTATCTGGGTATACAGAGAATGGCCCGATGAAAGTTATGGGGAATGGGCGCTTGCCGGAGACAAGCCAGATGGGAAACCGGGGCCAGCCCAGAGGTCAGGAGCAGGCAGGGGGGTTAATGAGTACTCAGAGCTAATCTGGTCGTTAGAGGAGCATGACGACAAGATGGAAGAGGTTGCAGAGCGTTACATAGATCCCAGAAGCGCAGGAACGGAAGCTGTATCCAAGGAAGGCGGAACCACCATTGTGGATATGCTGGCTGATGCAACTAATCCTCTGTATTTTATTCCTGCGGCATCAATGAATATTGACGAGCGAGTATTTATGATTAACGATTTACTTTGCCACGACAGGGAGCATCCTATGGAAAGGGGCAAGAATCATCCAAAGCTGATGGTTCATGAAGATTGTCGTAATTTAATCTTTTCAATTAAAGAATGGACTGGGCATGATGGACAAAAGGGAGCTTGCAAAGATCCAGTAGATGCTCTTGGCTATTTAATTGCGATGCAGCCCAAACACATTAATACATCTCAGTACTCAAAGGAATGGAGCAAGCTGAGCAAACCCTTTAGTTATTGATTTATGCCAAATACCAAAACAGACCTGCTGGCAATTGCTTCTGATACTCCCCATATTGGAGAGCTTTTGGGCGAGTATAACCGAAGCATGGTCAACTCCAGTCAGGGTAATTTGGTTACAAAGTTTGATAATATCCGCTTTTGTCGTTGGCCCGGACAGTCTGAAGATGGCAAAAAGCACAGTGAAAATCGCGGAGAAGGGCAGATGGCAATGCCATTTGAGGGGGCATCTGATGTAAGGAATAGGCTTATTGACTCAACTTGTAACGAGTTATCCAACCTTTTGGTTAGCGCGTTTCAAAAGGCTGAGATTCGGGCTGATGGCAATAACATGACAACCATGCCTCTTGGCGGGGTTGCCACAACGCTTCTTCACTGGGTAAGGGACACCAAAATGCCGCAGCAACTCTATAAAGAAGCAATGCTAGGCGCTCAGTACGCAATGCAGTATGGATGGACTGCTTATTTTGTAGGATGGCAGCAGAATATCAGTAAACGGACTCAACCAATTACAATGGAGCAAGTTGCTCAATTGGCTCAAAGTTCTGGAAGTCAATTATTGGCGCAATTGCCTCAGTTGATTATGACTGCGCCAGAAGAGGCTGAGCTTATCATTCAAAACTCAATCCCTAGTATTACACAGAGCGAAGCAAAGAGGATGGTAAGGGAGCTGGGAAAAACAGGAGAAACTTCATATGATGAAGAATACGTCAGCAAAAACCTCCCCGAAATCGTCGCCCTTAAACCGTGGGATGAAATTATCTTCCCGCCAGAGACTGCTGATCTACAGCGTAGTCGCGTTATATTTAGGAGGACATGGATGTCAGAGGTGGAGCTCAGGGAGAAGATTACAACCGAGGGATGGAATCCAGACTGGGTTGATCGCGCCCTCCAGCAACTAGGTAAAAGTAGTACTTTTTACAACATCAACTTGCTCCCAACCACTACAATGTTGATTTACAACGGTGTAAACTACATGAACATGGTAGAGGTTGTATATGCTTACACAAAATCTCTTGATGGAGACGCTCCAGCAATCTACTACACTGTATTTTGCCCGCAGGCTGCCTCAAATCGTAAGGACGACACTTCTTCTTGGGCAATCCACGAACGGTTGGACTATGCTCACGGGGAGTATCCGTTTGTTGAGTTCCGCAGAGAACAACTTCGACGGGCGATTACTGACACTCGCGGGATTCCAGAATTGGCGTCTACGGATCAGGATGAAATCAAAGCCCAGCACGATTCAATTCGAGATCATACGGCGTTCTCTACACTCCCGCCAATCAAGGTAGTAAAGCGTGTTGGCTTCATTAATAAGGTTGGCCCCGGCGTGCATTTGCCTGTTACCAACATTAACGACTACACATTTATGGAGCCGCCAGCACGGGAGCCTACGGTAGCATTTAATTTGATTTCTAGGGTAGAATCTCATCATGCATCGTATTTTGGGACTCCAAATGCTTTAGTTGAGCCTCCTAGAACTCAACTTGCTCAGCAGGCGCTTGTTAACTCGTGGCTACTATCATGGCGTTCTGTGTTTAAACAAATGTTTGCGCTTTGTTGTCAGTACATGAGCCCAGAAGAGATTTTTGCCATTACAAAAGCTCAACTTCCTACTAATTTGTCAGCAATTCACGATGAATTCGATATCAATATTCGATTTGATGTTATGTCTTTGGATAAAGAGTACATTGGTCAAAAGGTAGACTTTTTAACAAAGATTAAGCAGCTAGATTCAGGTGGAGTGCTTGATAATAATAGGCTTATTCAAATGATGATTCAGGCTATTGCTCCTGAGATGGCAAAAGAGCTTATTGTTGATCAAGCTGGTGCCAGTCAAAAGATGTTTAAGGATGTTCAGACTGATATTGGTATGATGCTGCTTGGAAATGAGGCTCTGTATCAAGAAAATGATCCAACAGCTAAGACTAAACTTCAGTACGCACAGCAAATTATTGAAGCCAATCAAAAAGCACAGCAGGCTCTTCAGGGGGATCAGAATTTCCAGCAATTGTTCCAAAATTACATTAAAAGTCTGCAAATGAGTGTTTCCCAACAGGAAAATGCTCAAATTGGACGCATTGGAGTTAGCCCAATTCAACAATAACATGACTCAAGATCAACTGTCTGCATTTGGATTTTACGGCAATAACATTGTTTACACTGAAGTACTTAAAGCACTTCAAGAGTCTCAGGAATCACTATTCTTATATGCAATTAGTTCAAACCCAAAAGGCGAAGAGCGTATTCATGCTTGCGGTCAAGCTGACGGGGTCAATATGGCCATGTCTCTTCTTGTTAACCTAAGGAATGAGGCTAAACGATTAAATGGATTGACAGATGAATAAATTTTGGCAATTAATGCTATTAACGGACTTCCCAGCGTTACTGGGATGAAAACAATAGGACTTGCGACCT